ATTTTTAATTTAGGGTTTCGGCCCAGGAACCAGCTAGGCATCAAATACGAAGCAAACTCTGACTTCGAATGCCTCGGTGGCATGTTGACTATCAGGCGCTTCAAGTTACCCGATGCTATGCGCTCAAGTTTCTCAGCAATGATCTTGTGGTGCCGCCCTACAATGAACCCATCATACACGTGATCAACATAAGCCATGAAGCTGGTCTGGGCTGCTTCTCGGGTCTCGAGCTTCCGTAGCTGCTCTTCAAGGAGCAGCATGTCTCTGAGATCTTGGTCGGGGATTGTGTGCAGCGCGCTGGACATGCCCGAACGATAATATCTTCCAATGAAATTATCAACCCAACACGACACGACACGACAGCACCTAGACGGCCATTTTCTAGGGGGTGGGGGTCGCGCGGCATGCGCGCGGCATTGGCAAACCGGCCCAGTAACCCCGGCTAGCGCTCATTTTGAGCTTATTTATTATAAGATAATCTCATTTTATCCCTTTACGTATGGGATTATCTCGTGTACTGATTTTATATCAGTAACGCAAACAACGGAGATTTACTCATGTCGTCACAGTTTCAAAAAGACCTTGCCCAATTGCTCAAGGGTCTAGACAAAGCCAACCGGGTCCAGCGCTATCTTGAATTGAAAGAGGCGCTTGCTCAAGCTGACGGAAAGCTGAAAGAGCTTACCGCCACGGTCCTCGAGCAAAACGACCACCGGTTCCGGATTGTCGAGGCAGACACAAGTGAGCGGGCACCCAATGCAAAGCAATACATCGCGCTGCATGGGCAGGAAGCTTGGGAATCGAACAAGAACATCGTGCCAGTCAAGCGCCATGTGCGCGGCATCCGCTAACAACCCGGGGGGCTTCGGCCCCCCACCCGTCGGGCAGTGTGTGCTGTCCCTGATGAGACCGAAAGGTCGAAACGGAAACTCAAACTACGGAGACAATGATGCCATTACATTATGACTATCAAATGTGTGACGTTGAAGACATGTCCGATACCGTGATCGAAGCGGTTATCTTCGGAACAATGGGTCTAGGGATCAATAAGATCACCGAAGACAACATCGATGATTGGCTGGACAGGGCCAAGATCCGTGCCGCGCTGCAAGGACCAGCAGTGTTCAACCCTGAAAAGGCTCACGTATGCTTGCTTGCTGATCGTGAGACAATGGAACGATTCATCGGGCTTTGGACGAATGCCACTAGCATGTCGATCTCGAAATGGTTCAAGCAGCTACACACCGGAGTCGTGAGTGATCGTAACTGGCTTCGCACTCAGCGCGAACAACGCGAGAAACTCGAACAGGCATAACCACTGCGCGGGGGCTTCGGCCCCCGTTCTTTCGCGCTGCGCGCGGGCCCGCGCCTCCCGGGTCGCAGGTCGCAGGTCTATATATATGGCGCGGGCCGCAGGTCGCAGGATGCAAGCTCAAAGTGAGCGTAGTACATGCATTTTATCTTTGACTAAGTGGGATAATCTGATACTGTCTTATTGAGCAATAACGCTCGATCTAACGGAGATAAACAAATGAAGTATGCAGATGAGGTTCAGAAAGCGAACGGCTTGATCAGTCAAGCCCTTCACATGCTTGAAGAAATCACGTGTGCCATGATGGAAGATAGTTTCTGTGATGACACAAAGCTGTACGAGCTAGAAGATCGTATCGGTGAGCTAGAGCATATCGAAGGCGAGTTAGAGAGACTTGCCCCGACAGACTGATGTCTCCGGACCCCGTGCTGGCTGGATACCAGCACGGGGCTTTTCAAAAGGAAGGAATGTATCATGCCAAATCCATTCAAAAAGACTGTCGATAAAGAACAGCCCTATGCTGTCTACACGAACGGGGATTTTTTCTGGAAGGTTCTCAGCACGTCGCACATGCCGGCCAGTGAAAGAAAAAATTCCTATGCTAGGTGGTTCTGTTTTGTGACTTCCAGCATGTGCCCCGATGGCGAATATGGGGACACATACGCTGCCGACGTGCAGCAGTATGGTCGCCTAGTGCAATGCACACCGGAGTGGCAAGACCACTACGGATAACCGGTTATCTCCGGAGACAAGGCCAGCGAAAGCTGGCCTTGTCTTTTTTTACCGCGCGGGCGGGCGGGCGCGGGTCGCAGGGCGCAGGGCCATCGATATATAGACGCGGGCCGCAGGGCGCAGGATTATTTTATTTGATTACATGGGATTATCTGATAGAATCTTAGACACATAACAGGAGATAATTACAATGCAGACAAAATCAGGAATCATATATAGGGGGCCGTCACTGATTGACGACCAGCCGATTGTGGCAATAGCAATTGCCCATAGTCGCAACACAAAAACCGGCGACATGGTCCAGACATATATCCTATGCGATAACGGGCTGGACCCGATGCTGAATAACAAGCTTGGCCATGACCGCGCCATATGTGGCGATTGCAAGTTTAGAGGCGAGGCCGTTGCAGCCGACGCGCCAGGGAAACATGCCAAGGGCCGCACGTGTTATGTCAAATTGTTTCAAGGCGTGTTGATCACGTGGAAACATTTACAAAAGGGCGGCTATCCTGTCATCTCGGGCCATGATGCAATCGCCGAGATTGGCGCGGGTCGTATGGTCCGAATAGGTACATATGGCGACGGGGCCGCTGTACCGTCGCGCATATGGGACAGTCTCCGCAGCCGCGCCATAGGCCACACTGCCTACAGCCACCAAGATAATCTAACGGGCGTTGATGTAGACCCTAACGTATTCATGATTAGCGCAGACAATCTGCCCGAGGCCAAAAGGGCATGGCAGGATGGCAAGCGCACATTCCGCGTTGTTCAAAACATCGATCAGATTGTGCGAGACTACGAAGTATTATGTCCCGCCAGCAAAGAAGCTGGCAGACGCGCCACATGTGATACATGCAAGCTTTGCGCGGGCGCTTCGAAGAAAGCAAAATCAATTGCAATCGTTCAACACTGACACAAAAGGGACAGGCTACAGCCTGTCCCTTTCTTCGTTCGTGCCCGCGCCACTATCATCGGGCGCAGGACGCAGGGCGCAGGACCACGATACATGGGCCGCGAGCCGCAGGGCGCAGGGCGCAGCATCTATATCACCATACCAGCGGGCCGCAGGACGCAGGACAGACAGCTTGGAACCTTGCAACTCGGCTGCTAGACTGCCGTCAAACAAATATACAGACCTCGGACAGGGGCCGTTTACCAAGAAAAAACTCACGCCACCGCAACGGGAATGCGCCAAATGCCATGCCGTCTGCGATTTTGAGACAGAAACCCTGTCGTTTTTTGTGGTTTTTAGTTCGACAAACACAGGGACGCCATCCATACACATATATACGTCCGGCATACCCTCGCCAGCGCGGTTCTCAATTCGCTGGAAGTGCGTCTTTTTCGGCAGCTTCTGCTTCAATAAGTTCCACAGTTGTCGTTCTGTCCGAGGCATCTTCAACCCTCTTCATGTTGTCGAAGGCATGCGGATGCCGTTTGCGAAGATCATCCAACCTAGACACAATCTCTTCACGCGACAGTTGATCAAGCTGATGGATATGGTTCTGTTCGCGCCTGTCCACTGTCAGCCCGCCAAGGGCAGAACGGGTCTTCTCTGCATTGATTGCAGCAGAGTATTGCCCAGACTCTTCCGCACCGCGCGACAGTTCATCCAGCCTCTTCAACTGTCCGATCAACGTCACGCCATATTTGCGCTCACGTTCTTCTCGCAGTTCTTTGACCAGTTCAATGACAAGCGGATAGGTTTTTCCGTCGAGCAGTTTATATGCGTGGTTCCTAGCAGATTCATGGTTGTATCCTGCAAGTCTCGCGCACTCTGCATTGCTGTATCTTCCCTCGACATAGTATCGAGCGAATTCTCTTTGCCTGTTGGTGAGGCCAGCAATCTTCTTTGCCAAGGTCAATCTCCTATAGTGTTTTCTATGGGTTTCGTGTTTTCAAAAGCAAAAAGTCGCGCGCGACGGACTCGCAAGTGTAAAAGTGTAGTGAAGTGTAATGAGATTTTGTCAATAAAAACAACACTCATTACACTCATTACACTCATTACACCATTTCCCAAAAATTTTTTCAAAAAACTTTTACCCGTAGAAAAAGTAATATGTGTGAACCAAAGTAAGATTTTATCTTGCATGGCATGGGATAATATGAGACAACCTACTTACCGGTGCAGCGATGC